GTTGTTAACCCTGCTATTGAGTATAAAAAAGCTTATGGTGCATTTGAAAATAAACGTAAATATTATTTAGGTTTATCTGAAACTGTAGGTATTGATTCAGATTTCTTTGATTATAAAGGGGTTCCTGTAGGACAAACTTATGATATGTGGACTGGTCTTACAAAAGGTTTCCATATGGACGTTAATGCTACTGGTGCTACAATCGACAATGTATTTGTTGTGATTAACAATAGTGGTGATACATATAATCCAATATTCTTATTTGATACTGGTGACGCTGCGTTTAACAGTACTGCTGTAGCAGATGCTAATAACCCATATAATAAAATATATGCGCGTAAATTTACATTTGCACCTTATGGTGGTTTTGATGGATGGGATATATACAGAACTAGAAGAAGTAACTTAGACTCATTCTTAATCAATGGTACTAATGGTGTTAAAGGTTTAGCTAGCGAGGCTTTCACTAATAGAACACTTACAAACGGTGATTTAGGTATTAATTCAGATTACTACGCATATTTAGAGGCTATTTGGACATTTAAAAACCCAGAAGCTGTTAATATTAATGTGTTTGCAACTCCAGGTATTGATACGTTTGATAACAGTAACTTAATTGAGGCTGCTATTGAAATGGTTGAAACTGATAGAGCTGACTCATTATACATTTTAACAACACCAGATACAAATGCTGGTGGTGAGGTTATGTCAGCTGAAGAAATTTCAGATTTCTATTCTGATGGTTCTTTCGATAGTAACTACTCATGTACTTATTGGCCATGGATTCAAGTAAACGATACTGAAAATAATGTTTACATTTGGATGCCGCCAACAAGAGATGTGGTTAGAAACATCGCGTTAACTGACAACATTGCATTCCCATGGTTTGCTGTTGCTGGTATTCAAAGAGGTGATGTTGACTGTATTCAAGCTCGTAAAAAACTTACTCTTTCTGAAAGAGATGCGTTATACGAAAATAGAGTTAACCCAATTGCAACTTTCACATCAGATGGTGTTAAAATCTGGGGTAATAAAACTCTTCAAGTTAAAGAATCTGCACTTGACAGAATCAACGTTAGAAGACTATTGTTACAAGCTAGAAAACTTATCTCTGCTGTTTCTATCAGATTGTTATTCGAACAAAACGATAGTGTTGTAAGAAATCAATTCTTATCATTGGTTAACCCAATCTTAGATAACATTAGAGCTGAAAGAGGTCTTACAGACTTTAGAGTGGTTCTTTCAAATGACCCAGAAGATATCGATAGAAATCAACTTACAGGTCAGATATTCTTGAAACCAACTAGAGCGTTAGAGTTCATCCAATTAGAGTTCGTAATTATGAACACTGGTGCATCTTTCGATAACATCTAATAAAAAATAAACAAAACAAAAAGGCTTCCTTAGTGGGAGCTTTTTTTGTTTTATAAGATATTTATGTTAAACAACTATTATGAAGCTTATAATTACAGAAACACAATACAATAGACTTTTTTTAAACGAAGAAAAAGAAGTATCGTTCAATTTTGATAATGACACCATATTGGCGTTCGGAAAATTAATTGGATTACCAATGAAAGGTCAAAACGGTTTTTTAGCTGATAGAGCGTTAGATAACCAAGAAGTATTATCTAAGATTTATTCAATTATGACAAATGTTAATGAGAAGAATAAAATTATCGATGATTTGGGGAATAAAGGTATGGTTGATTCAGATAAAAAACTACATGATAATATTGAATCAATCGTTACAAATTTTAATAAATATTCAAAAGATAAAACATTAAATTTGGATACCGTATTGAATAAAATACTTAGAAAATAAAATAATTTTTATTTTTTCTTCAATTTTTTTTCTTTCATGATATTTATAATTAAATAATAATTTATTACCAAAAAAAAGGTACTAATACATATCTTAAAAAAAACAAAAATTATGGCTGATTTATTAATGAAAATGCCCCTACCATACGAGCCTAAGAAAAAGAATCGTTGGTTAATTACATTTCCAGCTGACTTAGGTATCCAACAATGGTGGTTATCTTCAGCATCTAGACCTTCAATAACACAAAATGAGGTTGAGATTCCTTTCCTAAACACATCTACATGGGTTATTGGTAGATTTACTTGGGAAGCAATTGACGTTACATTCCGTGACCCAATTGGTCCTTCTGCTACTCAAGCAATTATGGAATGGGTTCGTCTTCACTCTGAATCAATCACAGGTCGTCAAGGTTACGCTGCTGGTTATAAAAGACCAGTTGAGTTAGAAATGCTTGACCCGACAGGTGTTGTTATCGAGAAATGGTTATTAGATGGAACTATGCTTACAAATGTAGGATTTGGTGATTTATCATTTGAGGATGATGGTATCGCTGAGATTACAGCAACTCTTAGGTTTGATAGAGCAATCTTATTATTCTAATATTTAAAAATATATTATCCTAACCCATAAAAAATAAATATAAAAACCATCTTTTTAGGTGGTTTTTTTATTTTATAGTAATATTTATAATAAAATAAAAATGCGAAAATTAGATAAACTAAAAAATATTAGAAAAGTTAATTTATTAATAGAACAACGATATTTGAGTGAATTTAATGGTGGTGAGAATGAAGTTAGACTTAAACAGTTATACTCTGGTTATTTAGATACTATTTTCCCTAATTCTGATATTAAAAAAATACTATACCATGGAACAAAGTCTAAAGAACTTGAAGGTGGGTCTTTTAGGGTATCTCAGGATGGAACATATGGTTCAGGTGTATATTTTTTTGATAGAAACCACAAATATAGTGTTGGTGAGTTTGGTGATAATACGATATTTGTTAAGATAAATTCTAGTATGGCGTTTAATAATATATTACTTAAACAAGAATGGAGTAAATTAGCAAATAAGTTAAAAGATAGTCCAGATTATCACCATAGGGATTCTTTGAGTGGTTTTATCAACCAATACATTAGAAAAGAAGGGTATGATACTATTATTGATTATTATGGTTCAGATATAGTTTATGTTGCTTTATATTTAGAAAATATACATATTTTGGGTGATGAAAAAGACATATTATCTTTTAAAAAATACGTTGAAGCAAATAAAAATAACCAATTAAATAATGAAATAAAAGATGGTGTTGAAGATTTATTTAACACTAAACCTAATTTAAAAAATATAAAAATAAATAATTAAATAAAACTATGAGAAGATTTGATAAAAAAATAAATTTAAAAAAAGCAAATATATTAGCAGAACAAAGATATTTGGTGACTAAAGGTTTGATTAACGAAGGTCCTATAACAGATGTTGATGGGGTAACCAATGATTTATTAAAAGATTATATTTATGCTTATGATAACGATAAAGATTTAGGTATGGTTGATGCTAAAATATATGATTTAATGAAAAAAACACTTAGTGTTCATGGTGCTGAACCAGAAATTAAAAAACAAATGTATTTAACCATGGCTGAAAAATTAAAAAATACAAATATACCTAAATTACAATCGTTTGGTCAAACCTATAGTATGATTGGTAGGTCATTTGGTACTGAAAGCCCTATTGGTGATACTAGTGATATGGTAAATCATATAAAAAGTCAAGGTGGTTTAGAATAATAATAACAAACTAAAATAAAATGAGTTGATTATTTAATTTAATTTAATCAGCTCATTTTTTATTTACAAAAAAATTAACTTTCTTATATTTATTTTTAAATAGTTTTAAAATGAATAAACAAGTTAAAAATAAAAAAGAAATTTTAAGTGGAGACACCTTAGAGATTAAACATTTAAATGGTGTTAAAAGTTATTTAAAAAAAACACCACCTATTGGGAATAGACATGAGGATGCGAAAAGTATTAAAGGTGATTATCCTAAATCAATTAATGAATATTTAGATAAAAGGAAAAATGAGGTTCCTATGTATGACCCTAAAACAGGTGAACCAAATCCTTATTATGAAAAGTTAACTGGTAATAAAAATCCTTTGTTAGAAACACCTAAAATGATAAATCCTAATATTAAAGAACCTAAATTAAAAAATAGGTTTTTAGTTCATTTACCAAAAGAATTTGGTATTGATATATGGGATGTTAAAAATATAAACAGACCTACAGTTATTTTAAAACCAAAAAAAATTTTAGGGTTAACTTATGGTTATGAAAAAAATTGTTCTCAAATAAACATTGAATTTTATGACAAAATACAAAATAAAAATAAAAACCTATTAAATTATTTAGAAACCCAAAAAAAATTCTCATTTTATATTGAAGAGTTAGACCCAACTGGTGTTGTAATCGATAGATTTGAATTAAGTCATTGTAATTTAACTTACCTTAGTTTTGGTGATTTAGATTATAAATCTAAAGAAATAAATAATATTATCTTATCAATTAATATTGGTAAATTAGAATTAAAATAAATAAAGTATGTCAGATATTAAACCAAATGTTTTCCCAAGCAATCAACCACAAAAACCTAATTTAACCGAAGCTGAAAAACTTGCAGCGTATGAAGCTGAAAAGATGATGGTTACTAACGAAATTTATTCGTCTCAAATGCAAACAGACACACCTTATGAACATATGAGTGCGATTGAACAAATGAGATATAGAACTGAAGCTCAATTAAAACAAAGACAAGACATTGGCGTTGTTAAAGACCCTTCATTATCAGAAAAAACCAATTCTAGAGTATTTCAACAACCAACTAAAAAAGACAACAACGAAGAACAAATTAGACTTAGAGATGAGCAGTTAAAAAATAATTTACAACAAACTCAGAACTATCAACGTTTATCTCAAGAAGCTATGGATAGAAATAAAGAATATTACGAACAACAAACAATGGAAAATAAACCAAGTTATCAACCACAACCTAGTAGTCCTGTTATTAAAGATAAGACTACTTATACATCACAACAAGCAATAGACCCATACATATTAGAATTGAGTCAACCAAATTATAACGCACCTTTTGATGTTATTCCTTTACCTTCTAAGGGTAAATTATATAGAAATAAAAAACAAAATGTAAGATTAGCTTATATGACAACGGCTGATGAAAATATCCTTACTAGCCCTAATTTATTAAAAAGTGGTGAGTTTTTAGAAATTCTTATAAACAGAAAATTATTAGAACCTGAATTACGTTATAAAGATTTATTACCAGGGGACCGTAACGCAATCATGCTTTGGCTTAGAGCGACAGCTTATGGTGAAATGTATCCAGTTACTTTATTGGATGAAAACGACGAA